GTCGCTCGTCCGCAGTCTCTTTATGGCCAAGGAGGACCCGCAAAATATATATAAGTAGATATATATTATCCATAATTACCATTTACCTTCGGGGCAATGCTCATCAGGCACTCTTGCCTTTGCCACAATCAGGCATTTGCATATCGAGCACCATAGCATCCTGCTAATTGTATATTTCTTATCGCATAATAGGCAAATCTGAATTCTCTTTTGTGCCAGCTCTTTTTCTCTGCCCAATAGAAGGTTACCGTATCCGGTCGCTATGTTCCTGCCCTTGTGCAGCAGCTTCCTCGCCTTGCCACAGCAGCCGCTCTGCTTGGCCGTTGCCTTTGTTGGGTCTATGACTTTCTTGTTCGGCTGGATTATTCTCTGCTCTTCCCTGCCGTCAATCCAGCAGCCGAACAGACAGCACCACACCTGCCTGCCACTGACGTGCTTGCAGGTTTTGCACTCAGCAGTCTGCTCGGCAGTGAATTCGGGTTTTGATATTCGATTGCACATTAAGGACAACCCTCTGGATGCGAACCCTCACATACCCAAGCAATACCTTCTATTCCACCTATCCGAGAGGCGTTCCAGGGCGGACTCCAATAACAGTAAATCTGATTTGATACTGCGTTTTCTTCTTTAATCCCCACACAGAATTGGAAAGTGGCATTTCCACTGTAGCGAAATCCGAGAATCCACCCAAGAGGAAGGGAAATGTCATGAAAGTAGCTATGTATTACTACGCTTGAATCACTCAATTTTTTTACTTCAATAAGTCTTTCAGGAAATTCTGCAGTGAAATAAGGGTCGTATGTGCAATCTCCCCAATTCCAATAAGACCAATTCCCGAAATTTCCGGACGGTTCGTATAATTGCCATCTGCAGGAATCATCTGGGTCTTGAGTGAGAATAAAAGTCCCATTCACGTTTATTACATTAGTCTTATAACCGTTATACGCACTGGGGCAACAAGGCATAGGTACGACGCCCGTGATAACTAAAGTGATATACTTTGGAACTTTTCCTACCTCACAATAACTACAATCATTACCATATTCTTTACAACAATCCGTTGGAATCTCGACCTGAAACTTGCCGGTGGTAAAATTCACACAGCCATAAAAGGTATCATTGCAAGCAGGGTCATCAGCGCCGGAAAGCGTGAGGGCGACCTGTCCTGCGTGGTCGCCCGTGAAAACAATGCAGGCGGACTGTGCAAGGCACGTCTCAAGATTCTCAAAGGTTATCGTGCCGGCAGGAAAGGCAACACAACCATATACAGTTATGGACATTTATGCACACACGGAAACTTTCTGGAATCCCCAGAGACATCGCCATTTGTCATTATGTTTGAAAACTACAATATCTTGGTCATTGGCAAGATGAGGCCAAGCACTATTAAGATTTCCCCCGCCGCAAATATCGCAATATACGGTCACGCCCGCCTCATTGCCGGATGTTATCTCTACATCTTTGGAGTCAAGCAGGTTGCAGACGATAGTCGCAGCCGCACCTGCTGCCGCCGTAGTCCTCGCCCTGCGAATTTCCGTTCCTTCTCCAAACCCAATCCTTCTCCGCCGATGCTTGGTGAGCGGGTTCTTATGATGCTGCCACCACCGAAGCATATCGACCAAAGATTGATGAAAACTTGGCGTTAGATAATAACCTCTTTGCATTTTTACTGAGGCTTCTCCCTGACAATGCAGTTTGCAAACAGGCCTTTGCCGAGCGTTCCGGTTCCCGCATTCACAGTTACTACAACCTCAAGCATGTCCCCGTCTGCCAGTCCGCTTGTGCTGATAGTTCCCGCTTCCGGCAATCTGATTGTATTGGAGCTGTCAAGACCTATGGGGGCAGACAAAACAGAAACTCCGTTCTTTTTGAGGTCAACCGTTATCGTGGCATTGCCAATGCAGATTACGACCGAGCCGGCTTCAAAGGCTATAATTTCGGCAGTTACACCCCAGCAAGTATGTATCGACCAGGAGCCTGCCGCCGCCAGTGTTGCGCTTTCCTGCGCATAATGCTTGTTCATTTGATGGCGCATCTTGGTTGCTAAAATGTCCGCGCCCGCGGCAACTGCACCATCATCTACCGTTCCATCCGGTATGGTCATTGTCAAAGCGCCAAAATCACCATAAATAAACATATCGCCTTCAAATCTACTTGCCATTTTTTATCTCCTAAACATTAAATCCTAAAGCCGAAAAAGGCCGAGACCGTAAATTCTGAAAAATCAGAAAATAACATACGCCGTCCCGTTTTTGCTTGTCCGTTAAGGCGTGACCTGCCCCATCGAGAGGCCAGGGTTCGCTTGGCCTTTCGCCATTGATTTTTATATTTTCATATTTCGGCACTTCAGCTGAACCCGTGTTTTGAATATATCCTGCATCGTATAAGCTCAACAGCCATTTTTCATATAGCTTTGTTTGTTCATTCCACCATCCGTATCTGAATTGAAATTCATAGTTTACAAGATGATAAAATAATCCTGCCGCCCTCGCCCACCGGCCACCAAAATTATTGATTTTTGCCACACCAGGCTCAAATATCAAACCGAGAATCTTAAAATTATCGCTGTTTGTGCAATTTATATATTGTGCAGCGAAAATTGGGTCATAAAATGACTGGGGACGGGTGATTCGCAAAATCGAATCGGCAACTGGCATTGTTATCGCCGGGTCAAAAGATTCCTTCGCGGAATTCACAATAGGTTTGCCATTGACATCCTTGTCAATCTGCTGTTCTCTTTCGGCAAATGACCAGTCCACCTCCCAGGGCTGGTCCAAGGGACTTATTGTCGGATCATAATTCGTCTCACGTTTTTGTAGAGGGATAGTTGCATAATAAACATAGACTTCAAAAAGAAAAGGTCCCACCGCTTTCGGTTCTATATTTCGGACAAAAAGCCAGGGCTTATAAGGATGAGGTTCCCAGGGAGAAGGTATTTTTGTCGTCCCATCATTTGCGGTCTGAGCCAAAAAGGGCCGGTTAATAGGATTGGCCGATTCGCCAACATTGTCGAACAGCACTGTAAATTTACGGGGGGCAGTTGCTTCTTCTGGCCCTAAATTTGCCGCCAATTCCCGCCAGTCCTCTTTTACGCTCAATACCGCCATATTAAAATTCCGTCAAAATGTTTCACCAGCTGGTGCAAGCTGCAATGTTTCTTGTGTTCGAGAAGGTTCATGTTTTCTAAACAATTCGATTAGCTGATTCAGAAGCACCGTGTGCTGCTTTGTATTCTCCGCCGTTTGCTTTTCATAAGAAATGCCGGAGACCGGCCAGCGCGTAAGTCCCTGTCTTTCACGCGGAGACACTCCTCCCGTTTGCATCCGTATCGAATCCTCAATCCCCTTAAGGTCCTCCACTATGTTTTCAAACTGGCCCATCACATATCCCTCGACGCCTTTTTGCCGAAGCCCGTAAGCCGCTTTCTGCCATTCGGTCATTCCTTTTGTTGCAAGCTCGTCCCGCAACCGCAAAACTGCGTCCTTGAGTTCTTGTTGTCCCTCCAGATACTCCTTCTGCCTTATCGGGGCCAAGGCTTCTCGGGCAAACGATGTCGAGACACCATAAGCCAGCATTCGCTTTGTCAGTATCTCTTCTTCAGTCAGGCCAAAATTCCTGACTGCATCAGTTGCATCTTCAATCGTCCCGGTTATTTTTTCCCACATTGACGCGTATTTTTCGGCGCCTGGTGTCGGTTCAAACATCATTTCATGTGTCATTGTCTTTTCGCGCTCCCAAATTTCGGCCCAGTATTCTTGGGAAGCCGCAAATCCTTCTTGAAGTTTTAAGCGACTTTCTTCCATCAAATCCAATTCATCCCACCGTTTTACTATGTCAGGAACATTCGGCTCGCGGACAAACTGGTTGAGAAAATCTGCCCGTGCTTTTAAGAATTCCGCCATAACCTCAAGATTTGTTGTAAGCTCACCTATAATCGGTTTAGTAATAGAGCTTATTACTTCCCCCGTTGCCTCGTGAAATTCATGCCACGCTAATCCTAATCTGTGGGTGCTTCCTATTTGGACCTCTATTGCCTCTGTTGCTACCCTAAAACCACGTTCTCCGGCTTCTATAACTTTGTTGTAAAGTTCCTGCTCTGTTTTACAGTCTTTGATGTCTATGCCCAGTCTTTTTAAGCCCGTGCTGATTCCCACCGCTCCCTTTGAAACCAAACGCATCGCCATTTCCAAATCTACTTTGAAACCTTTCGATAGGCCGATGGCGGCGATTGTGGCCTTTTTTAATGCTTCATCTTCAAGTTTGCCTATTGTCGCCCCCAATACCATCACTTCCAGAATTTCGTGGCCTATTATGCCGGTGCTGCGCTGCATTTCTGTTGTAAAATCAATCATGTCTTTTTTGGTTTTATCATCTACCGGCCCCAACGTCCGAAGGGCGGAAGTAAGATGCTGAACTGCTATTCCCTGCTCTTCCCATGTCTTAATTGATTCGCCGACAAACCTCATTATGGCACGCGCGCTGAAATAAACCCCAATTGCACTGGCGGCTTTCCTTAAAATTGATTCCATCGAAAGTGCCGATTGGCCTACTTTGCTGAACTGTCTGCTGACCTCGTCCCTTCCCTTTATGAGAATGTCAACTACGTGCCTTGCCATATCCTATCCGATTATTCCCAGCTTCTTTTTCAAAATCGCCTCTATGCGAAAAATGAAACGGCAAGATTCTATAAAAATGTTCGCCTGGTCGAGCACCCCGCCGGCCACAGGTGGCAGTCCTTTTTCGTAAAGTTCCGCAAGCTCAATCGTCCGTAGCACATCGGGCGTCAAAATCTCCAGCGGGCATTGTGTCAATTCCCATTTGCCCGTTTGCTTGCAATCATTGCATCCTTCTTCGCTTCCGTTGCAGGACAGGCAATCTGTTTGTATCGATTCCGTTTCCGTTATCCTGTCGGTGCATTTTTCCTGGCCTTTGCACCCTTTGCAGATTTCCCCATATTGGATTTCGAGGGCCCATCTGATTTTTTTTTATCAGCAGGTGAAAGGATTTGCTCATTAAGCACCTTCCAGGCAAGCTCTGTGGCTTCCCTGAATCCCATAATCTCATACAGCTGTTCTGAGGCAAAAGCTATTGATTCTCCGCTCCTGTCAAAAACATTTCTCCAGCCGACAAGTCCCATTGTGGCGGCCTTGAAACTCTCCTCGATGACATCCTTGCTTTTGCGCTTGGGGTCCTTTTCTTTTTTCTCAAGCAAATTAGTCAGCTCAATCTGCTCAAGGCCTGTCAGATAGTGATAGATGAAAACCGGCCTTTCGCCTTCCGGCAGCTCATTGTCGCTTTCAAGGACGATTTCAAATAGCGCTTTTGGATTCGTTGCGAGCGGCATTTATGACATCCTTTCCTTTTGTAAAAGTATCAAGAGATTGCAGATAGAATTCCTGCGTCTGCGGGTCCAGCGAATTCCAGAGCGACATAATCTGCTCATCGGTCGCGTTTTCAAGCCCGCCTCGGTTTCTGCAAATCGCCTTTCGAATAATTCCTGCATCCATAACCGCCTTTTATGTAATGGCAATCTTTACGGCATCATCCGTTCCTATGACCGCGTTGCTCTGCATGCACTGCGCCGTTATCTCATCAACCATAATGCCTTCACGATCGCCATCGTCGATTGACCGGTATTGGACTTTAGGCAAAGTGAAGGTTATCACCTTGCCCGTGCCCGTGCCCAGGACAATTGATATTGCCGCCGGAGTTCCTGCGAGCCACATATTATAGGCGGCCCCATAAGTGTCGCTCCCGACAAGCTCGGCCTCAAGGTCGAAGGTTATCACAGGGTCAATGTCCGTGATGACTGCGTAGGCCATTCCGCTTGCCGCGTTGACATCTGCGCGGGGCACGACCTTGCAGCCCATATTGAGACTGAACTTGCTGATTTTCCGAGCCACTTCACCGGTAGCACCTAATTTGAATTGTCCGCCCGCCAGCAAGGGGGCTATGCTTGCATTCGGCGCCCAGGTGGCCGGCATAACGACATCCGCCGGCGTGGCGTAAATGCCAAGCATATCAAACTTACACATCACCCTTTTACCTACCTCTCCCTCAAATATGACATTGCCCATCGCACCGTAAAGACACTTCTGGAGGCCGTCTTGGTAAACGACAATGGTATTGGTCTTATGGTTCGCCGGAGACGAGGCCACCGTGTAAATATCGGTGGCTTTCAAAAAAGCGCAGGCCTGCAAAAGCGCCGCAATGCCAGGCTCCATCCTGCTTCCGGCGGCACCTCCGGTCCCTCGTAATTCCGCATCGCAGGTGAAATTTCCGAGGCGCCCTTCGATAATTCCTATGTTTTCCACGCCAAGCATTGTGCCGCTTCCTCCCCGGCTCTCAAAGGTCGAAGTCGGCTTTATCACGGGGTTAAATAATATCGTATCGACCTGTCCCGTCTCTTCGCGCGTTCCCGCAGGGTCCTCCACTGCGACCTTAGTGCATCTTTTCCGCGTCAATAACATTCCTTGTATCGCCATTGTTTATCTCCTTAATCTTTTTTCAATTTCTAACTTAAACTGTAAGGGTTGCCATAAGGAAGCTCACATTCCACTATTACCCTGATTGCAACGCCGCTGAAACCCTCGCCCGTGTCAAACATAGTCGAACTTTCAATGTCCGTGTCCAGGGCATAACCGCCCCGCTTATAGTCCTCCTTCAGTTTTTTTTCTATATCGCACCGGACCTTGTTGCGCCGCGTATCGATGGAGTCGGTTGCGGCATCACTGTCGATTACCAGCGCCTCAATGATAAATGCGTGCTGCCGCCGCTGTTGTCCAACCTGCGTCAGTATTATTTCCTCCGCCTCCTGGACAATCAAAACCTTGTTGTCCTCCGGTATGACATCGCGCCAGTCGTTCCGCTTCGGCCTCATTGCGACAAGGGTCTGATTAAAGCCGTTTTCGACCGTTATGGCGTTGATGGTGGCCAGGATATTCTCGGCGATATACTCGATTTTGGGGGCCGCCCCCAAATCGCCGGGAAGCGAAAAGTCCGTGTTCCAAAAGTATTGCGGAAAAAAAGCCATAGTTAAGTTCCATCCCTCGTAATTATTGCCGTCCTGTTTCCTTTTGCATCCACTGTTACGACCAATCTGTTTTTCGTGTCAGCCGTGTCTCTGAATATTATGGTCGCAGTTCCACCACCTGAAGATTTGCCGCTCAAAATAGCCAGAAATATACTTAATGCTTCTTTTACGGTAATAGTCCCTTCAACAATTCCTCCTAAAAGGTCTCCGCCGCCGCCCGGCGCAAGTTCAAGAGCATTGGCCGTGAACTGATAGACTGCGCCATCCATAACCAATGTGGTTTCGAGTTTGATAATTGTTGCTTTCATTGCCGTTGTGTCTGTAAGAATAGCATCAATATCCGTCCATATTTGTGCACCGGCCTTACCTGCATCTATGTGCCCGGTCATGGTTTCGTCCCAGACGGCATCTGCTATTGCTGCAGCATCAGCTCCAGCTTGATTATCTCTTATCGCCTCAAGTGAATCTGTCGTATCGTCAAAAGTTTGACTGACATTCTTATTCATAATCTTGTCAAGATAAGAGCCGTCTGTCGGCTTTTCCGCTCCTGCCGTTGTTTTAACAATGTGGTCGAGGTCTTTGGCAATCAAAGCATCTTCGGCCTCCGTCTGAATCAGAGCCTTTGCCGCAACGGTCAAATCATTTACTATTACGCCATCCGTCCCCGTATCCAGAAGAATCGCGGCGCTATCAGTTTTAATCGCCGCAAGTTGTGCATCAATGTCGCTGTCATCGGCAGGGTCGGCAGGCAAATTATCGGTTTTTGCTTTAATGGCCGTCACTTCGGCATCGTAAAGGTTAAGAATAAGAAATTCACTGCCATTAACCGGCTGAAGTGACCAGCTTGAATCTACAGTAGCAACTTTCGTTGTGCCGTTATACGATACAATCCTTCTGATTTGTCCGGCGCCTGTTCCTGCGGTTATTAAAATTGTCCGTCCATTATAATAATCATCCGTAGGTGATGACTGTGTATCCAGTGTAATTGTATTGGCTCCGCCTGCTTGGGCGTTTGCCGTTCTTGCCGTAAAATGGTCAAGATTTTTTGCAACAACAGCATCTTCTGCCTCTGTTTGTATCAAGGCCTTTGCATTAGTCGTCAGGTCTTTTACAACCACTCCGGTAGTCTCTATATCGGTTTTGATTGTTCCAATGGTTGTATTGGTATTAATAATGGCGTCTGTTATTTCACCAACTTCTTCTTGTGCCTGCACCGCAAGCGAACCTATCGAACCAACAACATTGCCTCCGACATTACCCACAACCGATGCAGGAGTGGCAGCATTCAGAGCGGCTGCAAAACCACTATCGCATTGTATAATTGTGCCGTAGGTTTTTGCAATATCATAAGAACAGCCGGATACAACTATGCCGTAACCTGTATTATAAAAATTATAAGTTTCTCCGCTCCCACCATTGAACATAGAAATGCTGCAATTCATAAAACAACAACGATTATAATTACCAACATATACTCCATAATTAGCACCGGTAGTATTTGCATCAATACGTATTATGCAATTTTGAAACGCATTATAACCAATATCAGCAGCTATACCGGCCTTGACTTCAATGGCTTTAACAATACCTGTCCCTGTATATCTACGTGCATAAATTCTACAATTATTTATTACTGAAGATTCTGAAAGAACTAAACAACTAACCGCCGTAGAGCCAGTAATGGTATCTAATAATTGAAATAAGCAACGTTCAGCTATAAAGCCGGTAATAACATAGCCATAAATAGCGGATAAGCCTCCATAAATATGACTGTCTTGCAAAATAAACCCAATCGCATCAACTGCATTAATACCGTAATTATTACCACTAATACGACAATTTGAGACCCGATTCTTTACACAACCTTGAATTGATAAACCGTCTCCTAAAGTATTATCAATCTTTAGATTGCTTACAGAGCAATTATCGGTAAGTTTCAAAGCTGGATTATCAGCATCATTATAATATATGCTGCACTTGCTAATGTGAAGACCTTCAAAAATAAGTGATTTAGCACCTGTGTTCACTTGCTCATTATAATCGCCAGGCCAGATTATTATTTTATCACCACTGGCAGATGCAGTTACGGCAGCACCTATGGTCAATTTTGCATACTCGTAACTATGCCCATTATTATTATCACTGCCGGTTTTTGCAACGTGCCAGATAGTTATGGGGTCGGTGAACATTTTGAAAGTAATAAGAGTGTCCGCTGCACCGGATGCCGTGAATTTTATATTCACCCAGTCGTGATTCATTTCAGCGGCGGTAAGACTTATCTCATAAATGCCGGTAGTGCCGATTTCTGCGGCGGTATCGGTTATCGCCAATGTCGTCCAGGCGCCCGCACCGTCTTTATAATATGCGGTATCGACAGGGGACAAACCCGTCTTAAAACTCGCAGGCGTTGTGCTGTCCACCATCGGAAATGCAAGCTCAAAGGCCGAGTTTTTCTTATTCGCAATTATCATTTATGAGACTCCTACCATAACTCCCCGATTGACGCCCCTGACGCCTCGCTCATAATCAAGAATTGTCTGGCCGCCTGCCGGCGGGACATAGAGCAAGCCAATACTCGGCCTATCAAACATCGCAAATGGCTCTCGGTAAAGTTGGGCAATTTCAGAAGCCGTCAACTTCCTATTGTAAAATGATATGTTATCAATTTTACCTTTCCAAAAACCAAATGATGAACTTCTTGCTCCAATGGTAAAACCATCACTTGCACCATTCGGATACGCCGCTTCCGAAAGTGGAAATAATATACCGTTGACATAAAAAGTTATTGTGCTTACGCCATTCCACATTACACATATATGGACTTTTGTATTATTTTCAAATGTCACTTTTGAGGACGCTTTGCTATAAACAACTCCGCCTATTCTCAATGACAAATAGACAGCACCAATAGGGATATCGGATATACCCGACGAAACATTGCCAATATTCAACCAGTTGTTAGCATCTATATATATGTTTAAGAGCCTTTGGTCGTAACTGCCAGAGGTATAAGTATTATCAGTAGTTAAAGCCCAACAACTAAAAGTAAAAGGATTTGCCAGAGAAGGAATTGGATTAAGTGATAACCTTGTATAATCATTAACTCCGTCAAACTGCAAGGCAGGTCCGAATTTATCAGGAATCCACACTGGAGCAGCCGTCCCCGCAGCGAAAGTTCCTGTATTCTGATTGCCGCTCAAATCGTAAATCTTATTGCCGCTGCCTTCGTTCATCAGATAGCAGCCAACAAGACCTCGAGCAAGAGGATGGGACCAGTTAACCGGAACTCCTAAAAGAGGTTTTTGAAGTAAATGTATCATTAGGCATCTGCTCCACAAGCAGTCTGGAATGCTATCTCACAGTTTGCGATAGTTGCATCCAAAATGAAAATCCATTTGTTAATATGATTTAGATTCCCTGCCGTTGGATTGTTAATAGGTATAACCTTTTGACCGGCGGCAGCCGTGCTTAATACATCTGTTTTGAACGCAGTTAATCCAGACAGAACGACAAACCGACAAATTGTAGTCCATTCATCGACAGTTGCCTCTTTGCGGACCTGGATAATAATCTCCGTTCCAAGATGGGCCGTAGTTCCTGCAATGGCCACATCAATATGAAGCAAGGCATCCCTGACATCAGTCAAATCCAGCTCGGTAGATTCCGCCATTCCGGCTAAAGCAATTGATGTCCATTCAAGTAGTTGCGTATTTTGTGTCTTGGTCACCGTTGTGGCAGTCATACCTGTAACAGTAGTAGCCCTGACCCTTGCTATAATTGTCGAGCCGGTTGCACCATAATTGTTGTTGATAATGACCCGTACTCCCAGGGCAGGCATAGGAACTGCAATAGGATTTGTGCATACACATTCGCCCGCCTGTCCATCTGCGTGAACCGTGTAAATATCCGCCGTATCAAGATGTTCAAATTGTAGATTATCAAGAATTTCGATTGTATCAATAGCTGCCATAATTACACCTCTCTGGCCTCAAGCACGTTATTGCCATTTTTTAATCCTTTACTGATTTTAGCCAATGCGAAACAAATATTGCAAAATCAGCGAAATTAACCATTCCGTCAAAGTTCAAATCGGCACTGCCAAAACCGGATAAAATCGGCGCTTGATTAAATTTCCAAACGCGAACCACAATAGTCCCTCTATCGAATAGCGATATGCCATCGACCGGCATGTCCGTGACCGTGATATTTGGATAATAGATACCTGCTGCCGTTGCCTTCCAAACAAGAATAATCATATTTGGCTCGATAGAACCTAAATCTAAAATCATTCCCTCCGGCTGATTGTCTAATGTAAAAACAAGTGCATCTCCATCAGGATCACAAGCGCCTATCGGTATAGCAAACGAATTACCCACATTCATCTGCACCGACCCGAGAATCCGATATTGACATTCTTCAGTGTCATAGGCGAACGGTGGGACAATAGATTCTGGAGGAGGACAAATTATCCCTGAAATAATGCCTGCAAACAAAATAAATGGTAAAAGCCATTTCATATTTATGTCCTTATGCCTTCCAGAATAAGCCGCACCTGGCTGTCAATGTTTTGCTCAAGTTTTTCTTCTGATTCCGCCATGATTTCTTTGGCAATGTTGGCGGTCTTCTCAAACAATGTCCCTATCGCCGGGCCGAACCTCTCCTTAATGGGTAATTCTGTCCAATATGCCTTACCGCCAAATCCGCCCTTGAACCGGAATTTGCGCTTCGGCTCTTTTCCGAGATACCTGCCTCTAAGGAACACGCCTTTGTGCCCGCTCGGCATTGTGGCAAGAAATGCATGTCGCAGAAAGTAGTGCTTGCCACCGAGCCAATAAATTATTCCCCTTTGTGCCTCCGCGTGCTTAAAGCGGATAATCGGGATTCCCCTGCCACCCAAAGACAGGACCGAAAGCCAGACGGTATAGGTGGCCTTCTTTGTTATGACTATGCCGGCCCTGACCTCTTTTTGCAGGGCTTTTGTTTCGGCGGAAACCCGCCTGACAATTTGTGTCTTTGTCTGCTGCGCAGTCCTGTTTATCCCCCTGCTTACAACTTTCGGCAGGGCGTTGGGAATCTCCCGCAGCAAATTCTGTATCCGCTGAAGTTTCGCCTCGTCATATGTGATTTTGATTAGCGGCTCGACCATCTTAATTTAGTGCGAGTTTTATCATTCCCGCATCCTGCGAGATTTTTTTCGTTATTCTTTTTTGCTGGGCAGCTTCGCCGATGTTTACAGGGATAGAGAACTTGTCCCTGCCATAATCTATTTCAGATACGGCAATCCCTTTCACAACATCATTTGCAACCGTGATTGACAAATTCGGCCCTTGTCCATACGGCATTCCTTCGATGACACCAACCTGCTCTCTATCAACTATGCAGATGATTTCACGCGAACCTCCGGCGCCGGGATAGTAAGTCCCTGTTTCACCGAAATCTTCCAAAAAAATTTCGGCCATTGCCTTCAGCTCTGTGTCAAAAACATTCGCCATCAGCACAATCCCAGACTTCGTTTCAATACCAGGATTTCTGTGTTTTGCAGTCTTGTCAATGAATCAATGGCCGCTTCCGCCGCCTCTATTTGCTCATCCGTTTTCACGTGGTCGGTCTGCAAAAGGAAAAACTCCCTGTTGAGATTGACGGCAATTTTGTGAATCACCTCAAAATGCTCGGAAATCTGCGCCATAAGCAAATAATTCCCTGGGCGGCGGCTTTTATAGAACCGCCGCCCAGCAGAACGATGAAAACTTTATTTGACCATTGCCTGGTTATTCTAATGTAGCGTGTGCAGCCTGTTGCCAGTATCCGTATCCGATATTGCGAAGGGCCTTGACGCCAAAGAGCCACCTGTCATTGTTAAACTCCTCGTCACTGCCTTCGGCAAGCGCACTGGACGTGACGCCTTCCTCTTCTTGCCTGATAAACGGCTTCGTCTTGGCGTCCGTGCGAAGAACGACAAATTGTGTCGTATATGCAAGGCGGGAATTGGCAACCACGGCTACTCTGAAATCCGTATTCGCCATAATGGCAGCCAGCGGATTGGTCTCACCGGCATTGACCAACGGACTATAAACGGCAGGCGCCAAGAACTGCCATAAGGTAGGCGATGTCATAACTAAAAAGTTCTTTGCGCCATCATTCATTGGCTCGCCTTTATCGTCAAGATAGGTAAGCATATAACCGATGACTCCGAGAATCGCCTTTGCCGCCTCCACTGGTGTCGGTGCCGTTGGGGTTGTGACATTCAAGGCCGCAACTTGCCCTGCCGCCAAGAGATTCAACTGCGTCCCGCTGTCACCTTCCGAATGGTCAGTGTCAAAGAAAACGTGGCCGTCATAGCAATATCCGCTCGTTGCACCGGTGCCATTGGTGATGAAGGTGCTTAGAAGTTTCGCCCAGTGCTCGACAGCCCTTCTTGCCAGCTCACCGATGCGTACGTCTATCTGGCCGGTCTTGTCCCTGCGTATCCAATCACAGGGCACTTCCATCGTTGCCTCGAATTTCTTATTAGTGATGGTCAATCCGTTTTCGCGGAAGCCGTGCGCCTGCCTTCCGCCTATCCATTCGCGCATTGCCGGTGACATTCCGAGCCACTTATATTCCTCTGATGCCTGGTCACTTTGAAACAGCAAGGATATTAAATCTATCCAGGATGTTCCCAGTTCCGTTTCCAGAATGTTGAAAAACTTGCCTATAATGGCCCGCGAACCTAAACCTTGTGCTCCCATAACATTACTCCTTTCATTATCTGTTTTTTTCGGGGCAGAAAAAAGGGGCAGCATAGTGGTGTAGCACTACACTGCCCCTTTAATTCTCTTGCGTCAGCCGTCCTCCTGCCGGTGGACGGCCGAACCCTTTATTAACTTTTAGTTAGAACGATTCTTTATTCTGCCGCCCAGATGCCTCGGTAAGCCTCAATATAGAAGCCGTTTGTTCCTTCGCTAACCAGAGTCAGGAAATCACCTCTTTTTGCGGTCGCCTTGGTGTTGGTCATTTTGTGACCATTGGCGTTAGCGGCGATTTCACTTCCGCCAACGAAAAGGTCGTTGGCATTAGGGTCAACTACTATCCCCGCCACCCCTGCTGCGCCTGAATTGACAATTGTGATTCTGTAACCCGCCAAAGCCGTTGCAAGGTCGAACAAGGTGATTATCTTGGTATCGACTCCAAGATAAATAACGACACCGGCGTCTATTGCTAAAGTTGTGTAGTCATCGATTTTTTTGAGGCGTGTCCGATTTCCCCACTCGTCCTGTTCGCCCGGCCGGAACTCGACTACCATCTTCGTTGTGCTGACATACCGATGAACCACGCCGACATAACTATTGTCAACTGCATCAAAGGTCAGGGTCGCATCATCGCTGGCATATACCGGCTGGCCTATATCAGTAATGTATCCGGCAAGGGTCACCAATGCCTTATAACGGCGAGTCCGTAAGCGAATGTTTTTAGCGCCTGCGGCGTGGCCTGCCAGCGTATTGTCCACCTGTTCGATAGCGTGACCCATAAACCTGTCACCGGCAGTCAAAGGTCTGCCATATCCGGCTGTGGCGATAGCCGCACTCTCGCCAACCATCGCCCCTTCATACACTATATCGTTGTCGATAATAGGTATCGAATTGAACTCGCCAAGTTCAGTAACCATTGGACTGTCTGCTGCTAATACCATAATAAACTCCTTTCATTTTATCAGTTGTTTTGTGCCCGAAATAACGGCACAGTTTATTTTATTCTTTACTTTTTCGCGTATTCCTCAAACGCACTTTTTGCCTTTTCCGCTTCAGTTGCTCTTGCCCTGTCGCAGGCCCCGTTGGCTCGCTGGATGTAATTTTTAAGGGCCGCCATTGCCGCAGGGTCGTCTGCCTCAAGAATGAAAGGTCTTTCGCCGACTTGAGAATTGATTTTCTTCGGCTTATCCTGTTTGAAGTAGCATCGAATCACGGCGTCTATGTAAGGGTCGCTTGCAGGGATGCTAAAAACCGGCACATTTTTTATCCTGCCGGCAACGGGTTTTTCCTGTTCAGGTTTTTCGTTATTGCTTTTTTTCGCCATAGTTTAACCTCTTACCTTTCCGGCATCCTCGGCCTTGCGGAAGGCGATATAATTCCTTATGCCTTCCGGCCCGCCGAATTCGTCCTGAATTTCCTGGGACTTATTGAATTCCTTGGTATATTTGTCCTCGGGTTTTTCAGGGGGAGGAGGATTGCCCGTTCCGCCAGATGCATTCTGTTGGTCGGAAAATTCCTGGGCGGCGGGGTCGATTCTGGTTTTGGCCTGCTTTTTGAGCTGTTCACTTAATTGCTGATTATCGACCTTCAGTTTTTCAATCCTTATCTCTGTCGTCTGCTCAAGCGTTCCACCCTTTTTGAAATGCTCGATACAGAATACAGGGTCGTCACCGAACTTCTCGACAAATCTGTTAAAAAGCTCCATTGTGGCTTTTCCGCCTTCCTGCCTTGCCTTCTCAACCAGCTGGCTGTGCAATTCGGGATACTGTTCGGCGAAAGTATCCAAAGTTAATGTAGTTTGCTCATCCATAATAGACTCCTTTTCTCTTAATAGGTTATTAACAATTTCAAACGCCTCCGATTGCGTATTTTTCAGAGCGCCAAAGACACAAATGCTGCCTTCCAATATGCACGCATTCTTTATGACCGTCCCGGGCCCTTTCAGCTTATTCCCGTTCACCTCGATAGTTTCATCGCCGTTGACAAATTCGATTTTGCTCCTGTCCGGGTCAAATCGCAACGATGCTTCAAAGGGAAACCCCTCTGTCATCTGCGCCTTGATTTCCTCGGCTATCTTTGAGGATTTCAGGAAGTCACCCTCCATAATAAACTTCGGATCGAATTCCGCCGTGTCGCTGACGGCTACTCGTTGACTGACATCGTGAATAAACAAAATCGGGTTTCTTTTCTTGGTCATTCTCATAGTCGAAAGTTCAAATGCCAGGTTGCCCCAATACCAGTGCTTGACTACCGAGCCATCATAAAGCGTCAGGCGGATTTTGTTTTTCTGTCCGTCTTCTCCTGCCGCTGCAAATTCGACCATCCCTGGCATATTGAACACGAACGGATTCTTGGCCGGATTGTCAAGATCCGCCGAAGGAATTGTCTGTTTCTCTTTTGCCTTTTTTGCCGGCTCAAATGAACCACCTCTGCTTTTACAGTGTGCCCCTGCATCACTGGCCGTCCAGATTGTTTTAGAATATCTTAATGCCTGAAGTTCAGATTTGCCGGGTCCTCTAATGCCGTAATTGTGGTCGATACATTTTCCCTTATGTTTTTCCGCACATTTTTTGTAGGCATAATCAGGATAATTCGGTTCGGTCAATCTGCAAGAATGATAATTTTCATAAGGAAAAGAATCAACGATTTCTTGATTACTTTCAGGTGACATTTTTAATCTCCAATTTTTATCGGCTGCTTCTCGGGTTTTTTCGGCACGTTTTTCGTTGCCCGATAATTTTCCTCTCTATCCAGCTCGTCCGTCACATCCTTAAAATCCCTGCCCTGACTGGCGCATACCTCTGTCCGCGTGTTCGTGCCATTGAAAAATTCCTGTTCGTGCGCTTCCGACTCTCTAAATGGATCAACATAAGGCCATCGGCGGCAGAGCACTTCGTGGTGCAGGATTTTTTCATTATTCGTTTTAATTTGTTTTGAATCAATTAACTGCTGAATTTTCCACCGCCAAACCCGTGAAACGAATGGTTTTATAACATCATCCTGCTGTGCCTGCCATTCCTCTTGTACCTTCTGATATGCAAGTCGGGCATTCATAAAGGTCGCGCCGGAAAAATCCATCGTAACCAGCATAAGGGGCATACATAGCGGCCTGGCTATGAACGTCAGCATCCGCAGGACAAACGGGTCGAATTGCGCATTCGGCCTGGCCTGGCCTATGCCGGTTGCTGTTTCGCCCGGCGCCCCGTAAATAACCTGGCCGGGTGACATCTTTTCGAGTCGATTGCCCTCCGCATCATAGCCGGTGCTGGAAATCCCTTTGGTATATGGCTGAGGCATATCGCTGTATTCCTGTGCTATGAACATCGAAAAGCAGGCGTTCACTTTAGCTGCCACAAATTCCGCATCGATATAATCACAGAGGGTATCTATAAAATTGATTGACGGCGTCAGGACCGGTTCGCCACGGGACTGACTGAATCGCGCTGGATCGAACATCAAATGCACCTTGTCGGCAGGATAGTGTTTATAACTTCCTGTCTTGATATATCCATATTTGTCTGGTATGCCAATATAATAGCCGATTACTTCGCTTGTGATTTTGTTATAGGCAATTCCGTTTGTAATTTGGAAAAGCTGAAAATCCTGTATCCTTATTGGCGTCCCTATCTGATCGCCTTCTACCGCCTGCAGCTTGTCATTCAGAAATATGGCTGCCGCATCGCCATCTCGCCGATAAGCAAGGAAAAACTTTCTTAAAAATTGATTGAAATTAAATCTGCCCGTGACATCACAGGGCTTGTCAAGCATTTCTTCCTTCCACGCGGCTTCAAGTTCGTCATTGAGTTTATCGTCATCCGTTCTTCCCTGCACGGTAACACCCGAACCAATGACACCGTTCCGCTCCAGCTTCAACAATCCATTGGCCAGAGGATTGTTGCGCGACATTTCGCGGCAGATTTCCCGCAATTTGTAAAGCGCATCCTCCGTTAAGTGACTATCCCCCGTTCCGCCGAGGTCTTTTCTCTTTTTTCGCAATCGGGATTTGTCAATGGCATCATAACCGAACCGGTACATTTTTCTCTGGAACGCCTTGCGCGGCGATATTATTCCCACCAAATCATCGATTCTTTCGGATGCCCTTTTTGACCAGCTGCCATCCGGTTTTGTCTTTTCCAACAAAGAATCTTCTCTGGTCATCAAACCAACCATATCACATTTCCGCTACTGTCCGACCGTGTGATAGCTCATTATTTACTCGACGCTGTAATTGATTTTCCAGCGCTATCAAGGCGTTCAAATTTGCCCGCGTATATGTCCTGTCACCAATACTAATACTCTGAGCGCCATCGAGTATCGCATCAATGGCATTTTGAACCTTTAATAGTCTTTCTGCCAGCGTTGTCATATTCAGATTATTTCGGCAATCAAAGGATTGTGTCAAGGATTTTTACAGGAAAAATCGTGAATTTAGGCAAAAAGGGCTACCCGTAGCCCAAAATTTTATTCTATTTTGTCAATATTTGTTTTTTCAATGGTTTCTTTTGTGCGGATTTTCCTGCCGCAATTCTCACAAATCCTATACCGTCTTATCCATCCCCATAATGGAATCGTCTTGACGGTCTCAAAATTCTGATGACCACACTTTGGACAAATCAGCCCTTTTTTTGTCGGCTTTTTATCGTCTGTTTCCTCCTGTTTGTCATTCGCCTTTGGCCTCCGAGGCTTGCCGTTGCCCAGTCCCAAATCCGGCAGGTTATTGAGAAATCCGTTTTTCATATTTACAATTCCGGCAAATTATCCAGGAACCCTTTGCCCTCAGGCTTTTCTCTTACCATCAATTTTACCGGTTTTGCCCTTATCAATGCCGCCGGTATCGGCTTGCCGGCTTGTTCTTGTGGCGCTCGCATATATTGCACCCGCTTATAGAAGGCCGCTGCCGCCGCGTTGACCGCCGTGTCGAGAAAATGCACCTGCGCCCCGTGAGTGGCGGGCCGCCATTGCCAGGTTATTTGTCCATATCTGCCGCGAATCCTTGTCTTGCGCTCATTCGTGAATTCACGGAAATAATAGTCTGGAATCTCGGCAAAATATTCCGTTGAGCCAGGAGTCCCGGCGGCGCGTGATGCCCAGTTATGAACCTTGTCCTTGAAAAATGAAACATCCAAAAGCGCAAGTTGTATGCCACGAAACTTTGCTTTTCTTTCGGCTGTTATTTTTTCCAAACTCGATATAGTAAGCGGGCCCCCTCTTTGCTGTCTGCCAGGCAATCCTTTTGTCGGCATACAAAGCGGAAAATACCGCCGACAGAATTCATAGACCTCATCCGGCTTGAAACCGGAATCAATAAATAGTTGTATGACTGCAAGTTCCGGCTCTTTTCTGTCGGGATTCGCCCAGGGAAATGAGTGCAGCAGGATTTCGTCTTCAAGCTCCTGCCAGGAATAGACCGAGCCGCAGCTTATGACATAATTTCTCTCCCCATATCCGAATCCGCGAACTTCAAAGTCGATGCGAACTTGTCCGCGAATATCCTCGTGATAATCGGCACCGCCAACAAGTATCTTGCACCAGTCGGGAACAGTTCCACGTGAGAATGTCCCAATGTTTTTTCTCAATCCTTCCGCCGCGACTTCGACCATTGTCTCGGCATACGGCTCGGCAAGAATGGCATTCATAAAATCCAGAAGTTTGCCTACTGCCACTCCCTCCTCCGTATTGGCCTCGAACCATTCGGCCATAACCTCCGTCCACGATACCCAGGGACTTATCAGGGCATTGTATTGAAAGCCGATATGCCGTTTGTTGTAGTTGAATTCTCTTTTGATATTCATAATGCTGGCGTGCTCTTTTTTTGCCAGTTTCAGGATTTCATTTGCAAACTTGTCTGGCAGCCATTCACCCCTTGCGACAAGTCCGTCCTTTTCGGTTTCGTCAATCTTGCCCCTGCAAAACTTACATTCATACCAAACACAACCGGGCGTGTTTTTGATTACATCGGGTTCCCGCAATTCCTTTGCAATTCTTAATCGCGGCTCCCTGCTATCCGGTTCATTGAAAATCCAGACCTGATATTCTCCGCAATGGGGGCAGGGAATGTAATAGTGATGCTTAGAGCTTCTTTTGAATTTTGTCCAGATGTTGCCATCTGTTGTGGTGGGCGTCGATGTTTGAACGATTTTCCTGTCCCAAAATGTTATCGTCCGCTTCTCCGCCAAGTCAATCGGGGACGCCTCCTTGCCAACAAATTGCGGATACTTGTCAATCTCATCCAGCCACAGATAGCGGATGGGTTTCGTTCCCAGGCCGGCGGGCGAATTGGCTCCGGAAAAATACACTGTCATTCGTGAGAACCTGAACTCAAAACCTGTCAAGTCCCATATCCGTCCAGTGGTCTGTCTTTTCAGCTCCGGCGAGGCATCGACCATTGTTTTCAGGCGTCCCGCCATATATCCGCAATCCTCCTCGTGGCGGGGCATCACCATCAGGCCGGGCCCGGGGTCTTCACAAATACTGTAACCCATTGTATTAAGCAGCGCCTCCGTTCCGCCCGATTGCGGGGACTTTACAATGGTGATTATTTCTGTTTCAGGGTCGCAGAAGGAATCCATTATCCCCCGTAGATAGGGCGTCCGGCTTGTCCGCCACTGGCCCGGCTCCGCCGTTCCAGATTCCAGTATCCGATGCTTGTCCGCCCATTCAGATACTGTCAATTTCGCAGGCAGAGACCACGCCTGCCGCTCAGTATTTGTCCATATTTTTTTTTTCGTATTACGTTTTAACTGAAGCAATAAACGCCTCAAGTAATTTTTGCTGGTCGAACTTGCCGGTAGCGCCTCTTATCGCAAGCTGTTTCGTGGTTTTATTTTCACTTACAACAACAACCACGGATAATTGCGCCTGCCTTGCGAAAAAAAGCATTTTCATATCCTCTGGAATTTTTCCTATCTCAACTTGCGCCCCTCTCTTCAAGGCTTTTTTTGAGCAATGCCTTATCCGCTCCATATCTGCCGGCAGACTTTCGACAATTTCGTTTGAGTCAAGGCATTTTATCGCATACGCCTTTGGTATTCTCATCCAGACAAGGCCGTAATCCCGCAAGGTTCGCCTTATGGCAGTTTGAAGGTTAGCATAGCCCTTTTCGCCGACCTTTGTATTCCTGCCGCAAATGCCTGTCAGCTCCTCATCGGTGACAATGTCCCCAATTTTACCCGTCTTTAGTTTTTCCATCAGTTTTGCGGATGCCGGTGACAGTCCGTGCTCAAACGGAAACGCTTTGCTTTCTGTTTTTTCATCGTTCATTTTTATTTCCCTTCAAAAATTCTAATTTAACTTAACATCAAAAACTTAACTTAACTTAACTTAACAAAACTAAATCTAACCAAACGCAACGCAACCAAACGTAACGCAACGCATTTATTTCGTTTGCCTCAACATCAAAAACTTAACTTAACTCAACATAACGCAACCGAACCAAACCTAACGTAACGGAATATATTTATTTCATTACCTTAAAGTTCACAATTTCAAACTTGCCGAATAACCCATTATTGCCGACCCTTAATGTCAACAATCCCACCAGTTGTCCTGCGTGGACAAGATATTCTTTGACCTTGTCCGGCTTGTCCTCCAAAAGCGGGTCTGTCAAAAGTATCGTAGTCGTCCCCTGCCATTCGGGAAGCAGAGGAAAATTTCGCCAGACTCTTGGTCCATTAGGAGTTTTAGGATTAGAGGGAAGAAATAGCCGTAATTTTTGTATCTTATTCTTTGCCTCTTTACCCAGATAAATCGGTTCTGCCACAATAACTCCGGCCATAAAATGTTTTGTATAAGTTGCCTTTGCTTTTCCTGGAACTGATTGCTGAAGATACTTCGCCGAATTTACAAGAGCTTTCTTCAAAGCAAAGGACGGAATGAATACTCCATTTTTGTCTTCGTGCAACTTCTGCATCCACGTCCGCTCCTCAAACGCCTCCCCTGATTCGCCAGTAATTTTTTCCTCAAAAACCGGTTGGCCAAAAACCAATCCTGTCAAACTTTTCAATTCCACTATTACAGTTTTCATAACACACTTCCTTTCTCTAAAAACTTAACTTAACGCAACGTAACGTAACTTAACCCAACTCAACGTAACTAAACGGAACAAAACTGAACTCAACATAACATAACATAGATTTTCAATTTCTCGCAAACTCTTCGATTATTTCCCTTATTTTTATATCTATTGCCTTCTGAATGCCACTCGGATTGCCCCCCAGTTTCGACAGTCGCAATGCCAGATTCCGGCCAAGCCCACGAAACGCCCGCTTCACCGCTAATATGCGGGCAACCCGCCCCGCCTCAATTTCGGCGCTTTCGATAAGTTCACCCCGCTTTATCCGCAATTCGATATTCGCAAGTTCCGATTTTGTCTCCTTTAGGTCGGCCTCGGCTTTTAGAAATCGCTGTCTGTTTTCATTCGGCGTCCGGCTTTCATTGTTTTTGAAAAAATCCAGAATGCCTTTGATGTAATATCCTTCCGCCGAAGTCGGCATACCATTGCTGAGCCATCGGCGAATTGTGCGCGTATTGACATCGGCATAATCAGCCGCCTGCCGTTGGGTCTTGAGGAGCTGCTCAACATTAACATCGGCCTGCTTCGGCGATGCTACTTTTCCGTCAAACTCGGCAAGCTCGTCTATCTCCGATTTTGACAATGATTTGCCCACTTTCATTTTTTCTATTAAGTGGGCATATCGCTGCCTCTGTGTGATTCCGACGACATCAACTTTGGGTTTTGGCTTATCAGGTTTTTGCTTTTTCATCGTTCAATCAATTCCCCCAGAAATTAAATTAAGGGCTATGAAAATCAATGTCAAAAATATCAAAATTCTCGTTGCCCACCGCAAGTCCACAGAGGCATTGTCAAACATCCTATCCACAAACCAGGACAACATTACCAGCACAAACAGAATTCCAGCGATTATGAGCATCACTTTCCCTTTCGCCACTTTATCAATCCCTCAATGGCCAAAACCCAAAATACAATGTCCCTTGCCAGCAGGGAATATATCCCGCAGTTAAAGTGTATGACTCCCGATAGGCCGTTGCTCAACAGCCAGAAATAAAAGCAGGCCACCATTTTGCGGTTGTTGCAAATCACTCCGGTCACGGCAAGGATTGTTGCGATAATCCCTAAAATCTCATTGAGCATCTATTTCCCCTTAAGAAGTTTCGCCTTTTTGTGCGTAAAATCCTCCCAGCGTTTTACTGCAACATCCACATAAATTGGCTCTATTCCCATACCAAAAGTTGCCAATGATATAATGGGATGTGATTTCCAATACAACCAATAATTTCTAACCATTTATCACAAACCCCTTCTTATCCCTTTTAATGGCATTGTAAGCGTCCATACATTGCTGATTGCAATAATAGCGGTCTTCCGGGACCACATAAATCATATTCTTATCAGCTTTGACCTTGCCGCATTTTCGACATCTTGCCCGATAGCTATAAAATCCGGCATTATGTCTCACTTTATACCTGACCTGCCCCACTATCAGGGGAAATTTTCCCAGTTTCTTATGATAATATGATTTTCGCCACAAATACTATTAAGTTCCTGTCTTTGAAATTCAGCCCTGTGTTCAATCTCTTCCGGGGCTGGGACTTGATTTTTAGTCCCCACATAAAAGCCCTTACCATAGATTTTAGGGTTTTTGCCCGCATTAAATAAAGATTCTTTGATAATTGTATAGAGCAAAACCCGGTCGCTTTTCGTTCCTGTTTTCAGTTGCTGGGTTTTTCTAATGGCATTAAGTATCTTCCCCGCCGGCGGTTCAAGACCCCTAACCGTTATCGATTCAAAGAACATATTATTAACGGCTTGCTTGGCAGAATAATACTCGAAATACAACAACCGTTCTACCCAGCCATCTATTTCTTCTTGTTTCGGCTCCCATCGAGGCCATAAGCCACCCAAAATCTCTTTTATAAACTGATTTGCCTGCTCTTTTATCATTATGTTTTTTCCTTCAAAAGTCTGTCAAATCGCTGCTCTCGGCTTTCGGCCTTTCGCTCCCAGTTTCGTGCAGCCCTGCGGGCGGCGGCCTGCCAGTCCTTCATTTTGACCTTGCCTACAATCCAACCCTTACCCTCATAAAAGTCTATAAAATCTTGCGGGTCAAGTGGTGGAAGGTTCTTTTCTTTACAATAGTCTGCCAGATAAAGAGATACATCAGAAATAGATGGAGGTATTTGCAACCGTTGTGCAACTGGTTGCAACGTTGCGCAACTGCGCCCTGTTTCTGTATCTGTATTTGTTTCTGTTTGTATAATACCTTTTTCTTTTAATATCGCTTTTCTTTTTCTATAATTTTTGTAATACTCCGCCGTTCTCATTTTTGCTTTTTCCCTGAACTTGATATAATTCAAAACTTGCCAACCGCCGTCAATGTCCTCTATTCTCCGTCCTTCATATTCTTTGGTGCGACTGTAAGGGTCAGGTTGTTTGAGTCGGTTTAATGCTTTTTTGCAAATTGCAAGCGATACTCTGGCAACGGGGGCGAGTCCCGATACACTTCCCTCGACCTTGCCATTAGCATCCGCAAGAGCTAATAAAGTAATCCAAACAATACGAGTTTCGCTGTCCTCGTTCCAGACGCTACTGGTTACAATAGAATTAAAGAGTGGCGTATATCCTGCCATTTCGAGCATCCTTGTAAAAAATCCCTAATTAAAATGTCATAAAATTCGATAATTTATAGATTCTAATGTTGTTTTTGGTGTCGAATTTTTCGCCTATTTCCAATTTTTTTATGGTTTGCATAAACCATTTGTCTGTCCCGATTTCGTAAATCAATAATATGGTTGGAATTCCAGTGTCTTTTTCAAATTCTATTGCGTAGGTTACTTGTCTTATATCTAATCCTTGTCCCTCAAAGGGCGGAGGCATAAACCGCGCTTTTCTTTTTATTTCAAATCTCCACCATTTGCCGTCTTTTTTTCCTATCCAGTCGGATTGGCCGACCCAAAATCCTTTTTGCTTTAATAATAATCTCGCTTTTTGTTCGCCTTCTTTACCAAGTTCATTTATGTCTCGCTGCCCCATATCTGCCATCCTTTTGTTTTTTGTCTTGCAAATAATTCAATCCGGGGTAAATCGCCGACAAGTTGTATAATTTTATTCCTGATAATGGGTGGTTTTTTTGAATGTTCGGCTTTTGGCTCATAGATAATTTGCGAAATACTTTTATCTTTGCGTTTGAGCGAACCTTTTGTGCCTATAAGACATAATTCAACATTTGCCCTTGTCCAGTTCCCGCAACCAAAAGCAAATCCGGTTCTGTCCTTTTTACTTTTGACCCAAACAAAACCGCAAGTAGCATAGGTAAAGCCCCACTTATTGATAATAGATAATGCTGTCGGCAGAACAGGAAACGTTGTCCATAAGAACAAAATACAATTATTCGCAGCCAAATCAATTACCGAGCGTCCTTTTTTGTCCGTCAAATTCGCTATAACGTAATCAGTCAACGTCCCATAGTGCTGGGATTGATTTTTGTATCCGCCTTCCCAGTATTGCCAGGGCGCGTCGGCATAAATAATACCGTATTTGCCGACGGGAAATTCGGGGATTTCTATATTTTCCGGCTTCGGTGCAGGTAAAAGTTTTAGGATTTTACGCCAGGGTAGATTTTCCAACGCGTTGGAAATTTCAGGATACTTTTTAGCAAACTGAATACAATAATATAAATCACTTTGGCTTATTTGCAGGTCTTTTGCCAGGTTTTCTATTCGTTTGCTGCCATAATCCGGCTTGCCGAACTTCAATTCGTCCCGCAAAATTCGCAGGCCGATGGCGTGTTTTGTCTTGACGATTCCCTCAAAAGCCAGCTTTCGCAAATCATCCAGTAAATTATCATACCAGCTTAATTGTTGCGTTAGTTCTTTTGCCATTGTGCCTCCCTACAAAAAATAAAGCCCCTGATGGATTCTGTATTAAGTCCTTTTAGAGGTAATCTCCTAACTTCCTTTTAATTAGAAAAGAATCAATTAGTTTTTTCACGGTGCGCTTGTTTTCCTCATACCAGATTTTGCGCCATCTATATCTCTCAACAATGCAATTTGCTACGTCAATATCTAATTCTGGAGGACAATTATGTCTGGTTATTATTAAAATTGCTGGCTTGTTTAAGTTGTCAGTCAATCTCTCAAGTGCCAGGATTTGTCCTAAAGGCAATGGAGTGTTTTCCAGTTTCAGTTCAATAAATACGAAAACCTTGTTTTGTATCTCAAAGAAGCCGTCCAAATCCGTAGGCGTTATGTTCTTATAGCACAAACCGCTATAATCCTTTACTTGCAGACTGCGAAATCTGTTTTTTATCTGTCCTCGCATCTTTTCAGACAGACTCCAAATTTTGAGAATTGATGTATAAATTGAGATGTATTATTGCCAAAATATATTATCATCTGCCCTTGTAATGGTGCGCCTGGTCTTCCGTCTTTATCCAGAAAACGGATGCGCCCCGCAGGAAAACAAACTGCGGAACATAAACTCATAAGATGTTGAGCAAAAGATGTTTCCGTTGCGTTGTTTATCAAAACACATCCCTGTTTGATTTCGTTGGACTCATATTTTTCCGCAAACAAATCGCAAAACTGAGCAACCAATGGTTGGCTGTATGGAGGATTCATCCAAACATTACCTTCCCATTTTTTACTTAAACCATCATCCTGAACATCATAGAAAATCTTGGCCTTCACGGTCTTATTGGCTTCCTTAGTGCTGGCAGGGTCGACATCTATTGTGCCCATTACGCATCTTGCGGCCTCAATATATTCCGGCGGCGTGAACCATTCGGATTCGCCGGTGTTTAAGGCAACGTGCGGTTTATCCAATAACCAACCTAAAGCCTTATCTGTCCATTTGCGAGCCTTCTCTTCGACGATAGGCAAATATGTTTGTTTATCAGGATACTCCAAATAAAGCTCGTGCCATACTTTGAGACTTATGTCTCGCCTATCTGTTTCTTTTGCTAATTGTCGATAAGAAGGTGCGCATTTTACCCCCCTAAATTGCGCACCTATCGCCTCACCTTTTTCCCACATAGATATTTCTATGGCAAGTCGAGATTGGTAAAAACCGTCAAATACGTGTTTTTTCGTTTGCTCATCTATCTCATCGAGCCGTGTTTTCAGGTCAATTCTGCGTGTAAGATTTGCCATTTATGTATCCCTGCAAAAAATAAAGCCCCTGGAATGGTAAATAGTAAAGCTACACGGCGTGCGTATAGGTTTGCTGCCAGGGGCTTTAATCCATTGCAATATAGCTTTATAATTTACCATAAGTTACAAACTACTTGCACCGCTCTTGAAAGTCAAGCTAATTCTTTAGAAATCTTTTAACATTTTTACGCCAGGCCACTCCATCCTGCCCTGGGCAATATCTCGACTGCAAAAAGTCGATATAGTCCCCCGGACGTCCGGCGGCCTGCCAGCGTCTGCGGTTATTGCGAATCGTGTTCAGGCAGATGCGCCGAGCATATTCCTTGTCGCCGTGAGTATTGATAGATTTTATGCCATAAGGATATTTGACGCTGTTCTCTGCCCTGTATATGGCGTCCGCGATTTGCTCATCTGTCGGAGCGTTCAGAACCAGAATGCATAGGATAACTGTAAGCATAAATCTATTATCGACAATTCGTTCAAACTGCTTTAATAAATTTTTACGGTTGAAAATTCTTTGAACTTTCGGCGCACTTAATTCTTGTATTTGTAAAGGTTTAGAAAATTGTTTCCAAAAATCTTCTTGACAGATTCAAGTCTGATTAGTAAAATGCCGATAGTGAATTAAACGAAAATTGAAAGGTTAAAGTTGTATGGGCTGTCAAGAAAATCAAACAAGCAAAATCAGGGCCGGTTGTGGTTCAATCCTTGCGCTTGACAGCCCAATGGAATCCTCCGCTGCAACCGGCTCTTTTGAGGTGAAAAAATGATTACTGAAATGAAAATTGAAGAATTGAAAGAACAATTTACACAATGGCTCGATGAAGAGCAGGGTATTGGTTGCACTGCCGATTGTATTGTGCGAACGGCGGATTCGGTGCAAGGATTCATTGATGCTTGTCGCGAAATCGGAGGTATTGACGATGATGTAATGGATGGGATGCCCGTCAAGATTTTACGGCAGACGCAACGGCAAAAGGGCGAACCGCGCAGCGACTTATACATACTTGATGCCGATGTCGATGTGCGATTAGTTTTGAATATATAACCAGCCGGCGGCGGCTTTTTTGAAGTGGAAAAATGAGTCTTGAAGCAGCGAAACAAATAAAATATGAAGAAGGAGTAGCAACCTTTTGTGACGGCAAACATCACTGGGAAAAAATCCGAATTAGTATCAGAACAAAACGAATTGGCAAGTGCGATTGCGAACAACTGAAATTTATAAATCAATGGCCTGCATCCCTGCGAAAGCAAATTGAGTAAGCGGCTTTTTGAGAAGATGAAAAGATGAAGTTTGAAGAAACTTATTTTGCTAATGAAAACCGGATTGTCTGGATTATAGAAGACAAAGAACCTCCTCTTGACTTGCTTATGGATTTACTTGGCTGCGTAAATAGCAGATTATATACGTTTGTCGGCAAGGTCATCGATTCAGTTCTGGGACTCGAATTACCTGATGAGAAATTGTTTTTCAAAGCCAAAACTCTTCTTTGTAATGGCGATAGTAATATTCGCGGCGAATCAGGAAAAGATTGGATATGCAAATTCGTTTTTAGTATTAGGATAGATACTTGGGTTGCTAAAGTATTAGACCCAGGCACAATTTATCCGCGCAATTTCAGTTATCATATAAGCAATTTCCGTAAATTCAATCTATATAAAGGCAAGGATTTTGGGGCGATAAGGGATAAATTATTAAAAATGAGAGTTAATTAAGAACATCCTTCTGATAACCGCAAAGACGTAAAACACTTTTGCAATAAGTGTTATTTAACTCCTCAAGCATTAGGACTGAAAGAGTGAAAGAATGAAAACAAAAGGAATGTTCTGGCACGTTCACCACGATAAGCTGGTAGAGTATTGCCATAATTATAAAGAGCGGGCGGATTATATCAGAAATAAAAAACCGAAAAACGAAATTGGAATCCGCCTGCGATTATTCAAACCGGTCAGAGGCAAATTACCTGTTAAGTTTATCTTGGCGTTGGAGGCCTATGACAAGGCGTTGGAGTCCCGTGAGAAGGCGTGGGAGCCCTGTGAGAAGGCGTGGGCGGGGGAGGCCTGTGAGAAGGCGGGGGAGACCTGTGAGAAGGCGTGGGAGGCGTTGGAGGCCCATGAGAAGGCGTGGGAGGCCTGTGAGGAGGCGTGGGAGTCCCATGAGAAGGCGTGGGAGGCCTGCAAAGACAAAATTGAAGCACTACATAAAAAAGAATGTCCCAATTGTTCGTGGGACGGCACGAGAATTAGATTTGAATAGCCGTTAGAGTGGGACGATGAATTGAGCAGGCCATATATAGTAGAGAATTGAAAGGGGAATGGCAAATGAAAACAAAAGGAATGTTCTGGCACGTTCACGACAAAAAGTTGGTAGAGTATTGCCATAGTTATAAAGAGCGGGCGAATTATATCAGAAGGGAAAAACCGAAAAAGGAGATTGGAATCCGCCTGCGATTATTCAAACCGGTCAGAGGCAAACTACCTGTTGGGTGGGTCAGGGCATGGGAGGCCTATGACAAAGCGTGGGAGGCCTATGACAAGGCGTGGAAGGTATATGAGAAGGCACGGAAGCTATATCTGGACGAGGCAGGGAAGGCGTGGGACGAGGCAGGGAAGGCGTGGGGCGAGGCAGGGAAGGCGTGGGACGAGGCGTGGGAGGCGTTTGTCAACGTAGAGAAGGTGTGCAAAGACAAGGTTGAAGCACTACATAAAAAGGAATGTCCTAATTGTCCGTGGGACGGCAACGAAATTAGATTCAATTAGCCGACAGCCGACAGTCAACGCCGGATTCGTGGTGCAAGCCCACGACAAGGGTTTTAATCGAAAAGGTGAAAGAATGAAAGCTCGATGGATAGTTTTGACGTGGTTACTTATAGTGGGATACTGTGTAGGATTTTGGTTAGTTTCAATTTATATGGCCAAGGCATATTTTGAGAGATGAAAAAAATGAGTATAAAGTTTTGCATCTGGCGACGGCGTCCAGCTACGTCTTATGACTGGTGGTGGAAAACTGGTTGCGGATACGGCAGCTTTTGCTGCGCAGAGGAAAAGATATTTAAGTTTTGTCCGTTTTGTGGTAAGAAACTTAAAAAACTTAAAAACTTGAAAGGATAAAAGATGAGCAGACCACGAAATTTTCCAGAAACAATTTATGTAGGAATGAATAGAAAAGGCGATGTCTATTTGATTCCCGACAAAGACCCCGTATTGTTTATAACGACAACAGGGATTTGCAAAACGATGTCTTATAGAATCAATAGTTTTTATTGTAAGTTAGTTCTGAAAGCCTCAAAACCAGATCCGACCCCCGAGGCTATGAAACCCCGCAAGTCCCGAAATCAACTGTGGAAATGTCCTTCTTGCAAGTGGAAAGGAAATGACCCACTTGATTTGCCATTGGAAATACAGGAAGCTCCGTTTCGGAGAGAAGGATACCCCCGATTCCTTTGTCCTGAATGTATGTCAGTAATTCCCACGATTCTGCCAAAAGACCTTGCCGTAGTCCCAAAAGAGCAAGATAATCAACTAGTAGAAAGCAAACCAGAGGTCTTGCCGACCGCATTAGAGACTGAATTAAGACCCAAACGTCATCGCCGGACAAAGACGGAAATAGAGGTGGCAAAAAAAGCAGAGAAAAAATTGGCTAAACAAATGAGAGAAGTGCCATTAGACAAGCCAAAATGGAAATGCCCTGATGACAATTGTGGTTGGATGGGTAATGCTCCGCCCAGAGCAATAATGGGTATTAACACAAGTAAGTTAATATGTCCTGAATGCAAAATGGTAGTCCTGAAAAATGAATAGTCCATTATCTAAAAATTTAGAAATACAAATATACGACACTATATGCGATAAAGACAATAACCGAATTAGCATTACAGTTTTTGTGCGCAAAGAAAATACCACAAAAGATACACCTGACGACCAATACTTCGACAAGGAAAAAACGAGAGAAGTGGTTGCTTATATTTTGGCTGCAATCAACGGCTTTGAGACTGTCGAGAATAAGTTGGAAAAGATAAGAGAAGCGGCAAATAAGTGGTCTGTCTTGAGAGACGACCAAATTCTTGCCATTCTTAACGAGGAGCAAAAATGATAAAGGCAAAAATATCTAATACTGAAATTCGGTTGATACCTTCAAACAGAAACGAATTGAACCCGCTCAAACGATGCACAAAAATCTGGATTTTAACTAAAATCCCACTTATCAAAGTTGATTGGGAAACTCCGGCATTCCGAAGAATTAAGAACGCCCTTAAAAAAGCGAGGGAAAATGAATAGCAGGACATTATTTCCGGAGTGACAAATAATGAACAGTTTTGAGATGACATCTCCTGAACAAAAGATTGAACAAAGTGAGCGTATGGCGGAATCTCGCAGACGGGGTATTTTTATAGATGAATATGGTGAGACAAACTTACAACCGTTGAACCTGCCCGAGACTGAATCGCCAACTGATGAGGAAATGTGGGAACAAGAAAAAATCAAACAGTCAATAGCGAAGACAAGAGGACGGCAATTTCGAGCAAGTGGATTATGTCCGGCCTACATAAAAGAACGATTTGCAAAACCAGAATCAGGAGAACCAAAATGACCGATGAAAAAGAGTTAAAACCAGACGAAACTGTTACCTCAATTCAACGACACGATGAACCAGAGGAATTTGCGATTGACTTGGAAAAAATGGAGGAAGGCCTAAAAACCATCAAGCGATTTCAGGCGATGGTCAAACGACTTTTAACGCCCAATGTGGATTATGGTGTGATACCAGGCACTAAAAAACCGACTCTTTTGAAGCCAGGGGCCGAAAAAATAATAAAACTAATGCAACTATCCGACAGTTACCAGATTCTCTCTGCGCAGGAGGATTTTCAAAAACCATTCTTTGCTTATACGGTTAAGTGCCAGTTGAAATCATATAGTTCAGGGAAACTAATGAGCGAAGGTTTGGGTAGCTGCAACTCGATGGAAAGCAAATATCGTTATCGTTGGGTATTCGATAATCAATTGCCGGCAGGATTCGACAGGGAAACGGCACATACTAAAACAGTCGGCAGAGGCAAGGTATATGTAATGTATCGAATTGACAATGATGATATTTGCTCACAGGTCAACACAATCCTGAAAATGGCGGAAAAAAGGGCTAAAGTGGATGCTGCCTTATCGGCGGGACGCCTTTCGGAACTCTTTACGCAGGACATTGAAGATATGACAGATACAGAACCAGTAAATCAGCAGGCCGCCGAGTTTGAACGGGACGTTATCGACCAGCCGCCAAAAAACCACGTATCAGATTCGCCTATTAGCGCGGCGCAACGCAGGCAGCTTTTCGCTGTTTGCCAGCAGTATTCGGTAACGCAGGATTCGCTCAAAAAATACCTGCAAGATAATTTTAAGATTGATACCACCACCAAGATTCTGAAAAGCCAGTATGTGGTAATCTGTCATTGGGTGGAAACTGGCAGGTAAAAAGGGGCAGGAAAAGGAGAATGACTACGGAATTTCACGGCATCGCCAAACAAGGCAGGTTTTTGTTACCGCCTGTCCAAAAGCAGCTGCGAGAGCGATTGCTGGCCAGTATGAAGGATGGCACAAGGATAAAAGAAACTCTAATCAAAGAAGGCCGGGCCAAAAGTCCCAATCAGGTAAGAGCGCATTTTGGCTTGGTGGTCGAAATGATTCGCAAACGATTCGAGGATATGGGCGTTGATATTTGTGGTATCTGTCCGAATAAAGATATGATTCACGACATACTAAAAAAGGCGTGTAGTGGTGTAGGTGATATGGGCGAGACTCTGGGACTGTCAGAAATGACTACCGAACAGGCGAGTAAGTTTTTTGAGAATTGCCGGACGTGGGCGGCGACTCAACTCCAGCTCGACATCCCGAATCCGGATATAAACTGGCGGCAGAAAAAAGTAGAGGTAAAAAATGAAGGTAAATATAATAGAAAATGATATGTTGGGTATGGAATGGATTGATATTGATTTGACGCCCGAAACACTTGAAGAAGCAGCCATACTTTTGCGACTTGCCTGCCGAAGAAAGAAAATCTGTCCGAAAGTCCGAACTATTTATCGTGAAACTATCGAGACGTATATTCATTTTCCGATGAATACTTCGAGTAACACACCAGATACGGGAATTGGATAAGAGATTTATCTCTAATGAGGAGAATAAATAATGGCTGATTTATTTCCCATTGACAATTACAAGAGAGTTTCATATCCGGAGATTAAACCTTTAGAGACCCCATATTTCTGCGTGGGATTTTATATCGGGCGAGGATGGTTTAAGAACAACTGGAAAATCTTTTCGGAAATGTGGTGCTCACAAGACAGTCCTATCATACAAAAATTTATAGCAGAAAAAGAAAGCAACGGCTGGATAATGTTCGTATGCAGATTACCGGATTTCAAAGTGAAGGTGAAAAATGGCAAAGACAATATTGGTAGCTGAAAAGGACAAAGAGGTTATAAATGCCTGATGAAAAATGCGAGGCCGTGCTGGCCTATATCCGCAAGGTGCAGGCGAAACCGCCGCCTATGAGTTTTGAGGTAGAACTTCC